CATATGTTGAAGAGGAACTAATCTATTTGATCCTCTTGGGATAACGATAGTCCAATCTCCATGTGTTACTGGAACTGGACCCATTTCTGTATTATCGGCACCATAATCAATATTAATTACAGCGAATCCTTCTGGTACTGTATCCCCTTTTTTATACTCAGCCGCCATTTTCATTCCGTTAGGTAATACGACAAATTTACCTTCACCTGCCGGGGCATAGCCATCATGTCTTTTTTGACTTGGTAAACCCTCACTAGGTAATAAACCGCCTGCTACTGACATAGTACTCCTTTTATATCTCCGTTAATAAGAAAGTGGGTGACCTCCGGGGCAAGAAAGTTAATTAAAACTTTCCGCAAGAGTCCATCACCCACTACTGAATTATGCTTAGGCTAAGTCTGCCTGATTCCAAACAATGTTGGCATCAAAACAATAATTAACCCACCAATGAAATGCGCCTGCTGTTTGAGCATCACCAAGTACAATAGTTCCAACTACAGGAGCTACTTTTTCTCCTGATGTAGACCATTGTGCTGTAAGGCTTGGAGCATATGTATAAGATGCTGAACTTACAACCGTTGGCGGTTTGCCCATTATCTCTACTCCTGCATTACCTTCAGGGCCGGAAAATCCTGCCGCTTCTATGTTTACTGCTGTACAGTATGCATTTGGATCGGCACTTGCTGATACATTAACCATTCCTGTATCGGTCTGTAATGTACCTGCAATATTACCAATTTCAACTGTGTTTGTACCTGATGTGGTTGTTGCCCCATCACTTACTGCTACTCCAAAACCACAGACTCTTGCATCTAATGGAATAAATATCACACGCTGATATGTTGCCGCAGACCATGTAGAGCCGTCAGCAAAATTGACAAAATCACACGCAGACATTTGTGGAGCATTAACTATATTAGTTCTTATACTATCCATATTATTTGTCCTTAATTAAATGTGAAGCCCTCCCATTGGAAGGGCTGTTAAGTTAGATTACGAAAGTTTCGTAGCCGCTACTTCAAGTCTATACATATATAAGTCTTGAAGAATTATACATGAGTAGAATGTATCCCATGCAACCGTACCACGCTGTCCGAGTGGATCGCCGGGTCCGGGCTTAGGCATAACAACCTTAGAGCGGAGTGAATCCATTCCACCTAATGTTGCACAACCAATTGCATCTTCACCCATAATTAATACAGGGTAAACATCACAATTTGATCCGCCTGTGGATACACAGTTAGCAACACCGTTAGTATCGCCTGCATCCTTAAATGGGATTGCTTGAGTTGTAGTAATAAAACGTACACCCTCTACACCACCAATCTCACCTTCGATTGCATCACCTTGGTCAGAGTACTTCTCTACGGCAACAAAGCCCGGAAGTGCTTGAATGTCCTGACGTAAATCAGGATGGCAAATTGCAATGTATGATTCTCTGATTGGCTCTGTAGAAATACCAACTGATGCTTTTAGCTTTTCTTTTATTTTTTTAGCATCATTTGCTTCTAGAGTACGAATTGCTGTTTGTATTGGTCCTAGCGTAGCGTTAGCACCGGGGCTGTTAGCAGATGTTACTGCTCCACCAATATGCATATCTACGTCTGAACGTGCAGAAGCAGAAGTTCCAACATACTTCACCTGAGTTCCGGCACGGAATGCCTTATAACTAATGAAGTCAACTGTCTCACCTGCTTGCTGTGCTTGTCGCTCAGAAATTACCTTGAGGACTGGATCGTGAGATGCCGCTAACATTACGTCAGTAGTATTAACGTATGATCCATACTGCTTTAGTGTGTGCCTAAGAGTTGTATGCTCAAGACTTACAAAGTCAGGAGTTACACCCTCAGCCATAGGGGTATCAACAATAGGGAACCGCTCATATCTGCGGTGCCTAATCTCTAGCCCTTGTTTTTGTGGTTTTGTTTCCTTTTGTGCGAATTTCGCAAATGTTAGAAGACGTTTTGCAATTGGTAACATCTTCTTTTGAATAGTGAAAGCATCGTTCTTGCTAAGATCACCGTAAGCTGATCCTGAGACTGATCCTGTTCCGCCATAAACTGCCATAATTACTCCTATCTATTTTATTGTTAATCGGGAATTGCTTCCCATAATTCTTCATCGGACATATTGTCCATATTTTTATTTTTTACGGGGGCGGAATTACCTAAAAGACCTGTTGCGGCGGCCCTTTTAGACTGTCTGTTCGTGCTTGCTTTTTTAGGAACTGGCTTCTCTTCCTCTTGAGGAGGTCGCCATGCATTCTGACCTTGTTCGGTACTTAGGAATAAATCCATTACGGAAGCATGATCTACAGGATCAGTTGATTCTGTCATCATCTTTGTCATTGCAGGACTAGCTAAAACAAATTTCTGAAAATCAGGGTCTTTGTCTATTTCTCTGTAGTCTTCTCCTACATTACTCATCATATAGTCTTGATGATAACTTAGGAACTGCTGATAGTTGTTCTCTTTATTTTGTTCTTCTAACTGTTTAATACGTTCCTGAGCCTGTAGAGTAGCTTCTTGCACAGATGTTCCGGCTTTAGCCATCTCATGTTGGATCATTTTTCTAAACGTAGAAGAAAGTTCAGAGAACTCTTCCATAGTTTCTTTGTCTGCTTTATTAAAGAACTTATCTGCATTAGTTGGATCGGCAGGGGGTGTTTCCGTTTCTGAAAGTCCTTGCTTCACTCTACTTAATACCTGTTCTCGCTCAACATCTCTGAGCCTAAACTCATTGAGGTCTTCTCTTAGCCTAGCAGACTCTTCATTCCTTTTGTGAAACTCACGCTCTAAATCTTTGTAACGGGCTTCATAGTCATGCTGTGGTTCATCAGGTTTTTCCTCAGAATCTTCTTCTTCCTCAGTTTCTTCTTCTGATTCAGATTCCTCTTCTTGAGGGGTGTCCTCTTCAGTAGTTTCTTCTTGAGTTTCTTCTGATTCTTCTTCCTGTTCCCAAAGTTCCTCGTCAGAGGCTTCTGTATCTTCCGATTCTTCTACCTCTTCTGCTTGCACCTCTTCTTCTGACATATAACTCCTTCCAATGTCCCGGTCTATGCGGATTGGTTAATATTAGCCCTTTCCTTACGGTGTAAAGGCGGTTAAATAGTTTTACTATTTTGGTTCGGCAATATCAAGCATTTCTTGCCATGCTTGTATCTTGCCAATACTTACATTATGCCTTGATACTGATTCTTGGTCAACTAATTGTTTTGACTTTATTATATCATAAGCATCTTGTATCTTTTTTTCAATCATTTCCTTGTATATTGACCAGCCTGCTGACTGGGATAACATTCTTAGTACATCAGCTTGGGGCATTTTGCTCAAACTCCCTTCTTCTTATGTCGCCTGCATCAGGCCCACCC